ACATTAACAATCGTAAGACACCCATCAGGAGTTGGCGGATTGCATACAGCAGTTGCTAACGGAACTTCAGTAAGAAGAAGATGGAGATATTATGATTTAGTTGGTGCTGCACCAGGAACTTCAGACTATGTTTCTGCAAGAGGTGGTTCAGGTGATGAATTACATATTGTAGTTGTAGATGAAGACGGTGGTATCACAGGTACTGCTGGAGAAGTATTAGAAGTTTATGATTCAGTTTCAAAGGCTTCAGATGCTAAAACTCCACAAGGTGATGATAACTACTATGCAAATGTTATTTACAATAGATCACAATACATCTACTGGATGGACCACGATGCTACAAGTACAACTGGTTGGGGTAACGCTGCGTTAAATCAATCTTTTGGTGCTGGTACATTAGTTAATTCTAGTTTATCAGGTGGTGCAGATGGTTCTGCTGCTTCAACAGCTGAATTAAAAACTGCTTACGAAAAATATGATGACGCTGATAGTGTAGATGTTAACTTAATCATCGCTGGTAAAGGTGATGCTACTCACGTAGATAATCTAATTACAGTTGCTGAAAATAGAAAAGACGCAATTGTTTTTGCTTCACCAGAAAGATCAGACGTAGTTAACGTAACAAACGCTAATACACAAACAAGTAACGTTAAATCGTTCTTTAATAGTATTAGATCATCTTCATACGTTGTATTTGATAGTGGTTACAAATATACTTACGACAAATACAATGACGTGTTTAGATATGTTCCATTAAACGGAGATATCGCTGGATTAGCTGCAAGAACAGACTTAATCGCAGACTCTTGGTTCTCACCTGCTGGTTTCAACAGAGGAGTTTTAAGAGGTGTAGTTAAGTTGGCATACAATCCAACAAAAACACAAAGAGATGAACTGTACAGAGCTAGAATTAATCCAGTTGTAACTCTACCAGGACAGGGAACTGTACTGTTTGGAGATAAAACAGGATTGTCTAACCCTAGTGCGTTTGACAGAATAAATGTTAGAAGACTTTTCATCACTTTAGAAAAGGCAATCGCAACTGCTTCTAAATTTCAATTGTTTGAGTTCAATGATGAGTTCACAAGAGCACAATTTAGAAACATTGTAGAACCATTTTTAAGAGATGTACAAGGTAGAAGAGGTATTACAGACTTTTTAGTCGTATGTGATACATCTAATAACACAGGTGATGTAATAGACCGTAATGAGTTTAGAGCAGACATCTTTGTTAAACCTAACAGATCAATCAACTTTATAACACTACAATTCGTTGCAACAAGAACAGGTGTTGCATTTGAAGAGGTTGTGGGAGCTTAAGGAGAATAAACAATGCCAAATATTAACGATTTTAAAGCTAAGTTAAGAGGCGGCGGAGCTCGTAATAACCAATTCCGAGTTACAATGCCATTTCCTGGATTTGCTGCTGTAGGTGGGGAGACAGAATCAATGTCTTTCTTATGTACATCAACATCTTTACCAGGTATGACTGTTGGAGAAGTTACAGGATTAAACTTTAGAGGACGAGAACTGTACATCGCAGGAGATAGAACTTTCTCCCCGTGGACAACTACGATTCTAAATGATACTGACTTCTTAATCAGAAACGCATACGAAAGATGGTTAAATGGTATCAACAATATGACTGATAACGAAGGATTAACAAATCCTATTGATTATCAAGTTGACGCATTTGTTGACCAACTTGACCGAAACGGTAATGTGATTAAATCATACACGTTTAGAGGAATGTTTCCTACTACATTGGATGATATTCCACTAGACTATGGTACTAACAACGCAGTAGAATCATTTACTGCTACGCATAGATACCAATACTTTGAAACAAATACGACTACTTAATTTCATTATAAGTAGTAGTAAGGAGAATTAAATTATGGCTGAACTGTTTGGGTTTAAGATTGAGCGTTTAAAAACCTCAGAACCAGATCCAAGACAAAATATAGTCCCACCTCAAGCGGATGACGGTACACAAACCGTCCCCGCTGGTGGGTTTTTTGCGTCTTATGGTGGTTTTGATGTTAACGCTAGAAATGAATTAGATTTAATAAGAAGATATAGAGAGGTATCACTTCATCCTGAATGTGATATGGCAATTGAAGATATTGTTAACGAGGCAATTGTATCAAACGAAAATCAACAATCGGTACAATTAGACTTATCTGGATTAACATATAACGATTCAATTAAAAAAGCAATACGAGATTCCTTTAGAGAAGTTTTAGACTTACTAAATTTTGATACAAAAGGCCACGACATCTTTAGAAGATGGTATGTAGATGGCAGACTTTATTATCATAAAATTATTGATAAAGATTCACCAAGAAAAGGTATCACAGAATTAAGATATATTGACCCTCGTAAAATTAAAAAAGTACGAGAAGTTAGAAAAAATAGAGTAGATGGTATGCCTGGTTCATTTGCTATGACCAATCAATACCAAGAGTATTTTTTATTTAATGAAAAAGGTATTCACCCAACAGCAACATCAAATGCTGGTGGATTACAAATTGCTACAGACGCAATTTCTTATTGTGCCTCTGGTTTAATAGATCAAACAAATAATACAGTTTTATCTTATTTACATAAGGCAATTAAACCTGTCAATCAATTAAGAATGATTGAAGACGCTGTTGTGATCTATCGTATCGCAAGAGCACCAGAAAGAAGAATATTTTACATTGACGTAGGTAACTTACCTAAAATTAAGGCCGAACAATATTTAAGAGATGTTATGGCACGTTATAGAAACAAGTTAGTTTATGACGCAAGTACAGGTGAGATACGTGATGATAGAAACCATATGTCAATGTTAGAAGACTTTTGGTTACCTCGTAGAGAAGGTGGGAGAGGTACAGAAATTTCTACTTTACCTGGTGGACAAAACTTGGGTGAAATTGCAGATATAGAATATTTCCAAAAGAAACTTTACAGATCACTAAACGTTCCAATCAGTAGATTAGAAAGTGGTCAAGGTTTTAATATGGGAAGAGCAGCTGAAATTAGTAGAGATGAATTAAAGTTTACTAAATTTGTAGGCAGATTAAGAAAGAAATTTACAACTTTATTTTCTGACTTATTAAAAACACAACTTATTCTAAAAGGTATTATTGCACCTGAAGAATGGGACGTTATAGGTCAAAGAATATTTTATAGTTTCTTACAAGATGGATTCTTTGCTGAACTTAAAAATTCAGAAATTATGAGAGAAAGAGTTGGTCTTGCAAGAGAATTAGAAGGATACGTTGGTAAATATTATTCAAATGAATATATTAGAAAAAATGTATTAAAACAAAATGAACAAGAAATTAAAGAAATTGATAAACAAATTAAGTCTGAACAGGTTACTGAACCTGCTGAAGATGAACAAACCACTTCTCCTAACGAAAGAGATGATGGTGAAGAAAATCAATAAGAGGTATAAATAATTATTATGAGTAATGAAAATATAAAAAAATTTGTTGATTCACTTGAAAAAGGAGACAACTTACAAGCGGCTGATGCTTTTAAATCATCAATTGCTGATAAAGTTTCTTCTGCTTTAGATGATAGGAAAACAGATGTTGCAAGTAATATGTTTGCAGCTGCTTCAGTTACTACCGATGCTAATTCAGGTAGTGTTGCAGATGTTGACACAACAGCAACTGAAACTCCTGCTGAGGTAACAAGTGATGAAACTGCTCAGTAAATTTAAAGACGAACAAATTACTGAAGCAAACGACTACAAACGTACTAGGCAGTATAATAAACTTACGCCTAAAATGAAACGTGCTGTAGATATGGTATTTACAGCGGCTGATAAAGACGCTGATGCTGTTGCTAACTTTGAAAAAAATGTTAGAACAGCTGCAAAAAAACATAATGTCAATGTGAATGATCTTATGAACTATTTTGATAAAGAAACGTTAACGATTTTAAGAAGGTAAAAAATGGCACAAACATTTATAGTAAAAGGAAGTGTTGTAACTAATCCAGTACAAAACGATTTTAGTTATGCTCAGTTTGTTAGAATTACTGCCGTTGGTGCAGCTGCTACAGCAACAATTACAGATGCTGATAGTACAGTTTTAGGAACTGTTTATATTGCTCAAAACGAATCAGTAATACTTGAAAAGAAAAATAGTGATAAGATTACTTGTTCAGGTTCAAGAGCAAGCGCAGTTGGTTCACCAAGAAGTTAATTATGTATGGCTTTTACAACAACGACTTTAACAGACGATAATTTTAAAGTAACTGTAAGAGCAAGTGGTATTGGTAACGAAACAAAAAATGTTTTGTTAGATGCTTCTGAATTATCAGGTGCAACATCAAAACCTAATTTGTCAGTTGCAAAGATATATTATGAAATTTTAGGTACAGGTAATCTAACTTTATTTTTTGATGCTGAAACAGACGAAGAAATAAAAGTTTTATCTGGTCGTGGAACATATGGTTTAGTTGTAAACGAACCTAAACTTGAACAAGGATTAACAGGTGCTACATTAGTTAATCCATCAGGTGATATACTACTTTCAACAGATAGTAATGTATCAACATATAATTTAGTTTTAGAATTTATTAAAGAAGAAGGTTTTACAAATGGCTGATACAGTAACAAGTCAAGTTTTAACAGACACAACAGGTGTTAAATACGCTGTTAAATTAACAAATTTTTCAGACGGTACAGGTGAAACGTTAGTAAGAAAAGTTGATGCTTCAGAAACAACTTTTATGACTACTGATGGTAATAGAAAAATATCTAAAATCTTTTGGTCAATTAACACGGCAAATCCAAAGTCTGCCGTTGAGTTAATATGGGATGGCGCTACAGATGCCACCGCAGTTTTATTATCTGGTCAAGGTTTTTGGGACTTACGTGCAGATGGTAATGAGATTGCAAACAATGCTACGACACCAACAGGTGATGTTTTACTATCTACAAAGAACTTTGCCAACGGAGATAATTACACGATTTTAGTGGTATTTAGATAACATTCCTTATAAATAGTTTAGTTAAAAGAGAGAGATTAATGAAACTTATCACGGAAGAAATACAAGACGCAGAATATATCGTTGAACAAGCCAACGGTAAAAAAGATTACAAAATTAAAGGTATCTTTATGCAGGCCGAGATGAAAAATAAAAACGGCCGTGTCTATCCAAAAGACATTTTGGAAAGAGAAGTGATGAGATACAACCGAGAATTTATCAACAAAAGTAGAGCATTCGGCGAACTAGGTCATCCAGACGGTCCCACCGTTAACCTAGAAAGAGTATCGCATATGATTAAATCGCTCTATCCTGAAGGTAATAACTTTATTGGTGAGGCTAAAATTTTAGACACACCTTATGGAAAAATTGTGAAGAACCTTATTGACGAAGGCGCAAAATTAGGAGTATCTAGTAGAGGTATGGGAACATTGAGTAACTCCAGAGGCGCAAATGTAGTAAACAATGACTTTTATCTTGCCACCGCAGCTGATATAGTTGCAGACCCAAGTGCTCCAGAAGCATTTGTAGAGGGTATTATGGAAGGTAAAGAATGGGTTTGGGACAATGGTGTTCTAAAAGAACAAGAAATTAACCAATTAAAGTTACAGGTAGAACAAGCGAAACGATCACAACTTGCAGATATTCAAGCAAGAGTGTTTGAAACATTCCTTAAAAAGCTGTAATTTTATAAATATTACTTGACAATCCGTTTGGATTTCTAGTAATTTAACACTATAATTATAGGAGAAAACAACAATGGCTGACAAAACTGTGGCAGATTTGCCAAAGAAAAACGCAGTTGCAGCTGAGCCCGCTAAATCATTAGGCGCTACTATCAATCAAGTGATGACAAAAGCTATTACATCACCAACTGATGGTAAAGTAGATTTCGCACAAGGGGTTAACCACATTACAGGTGACCCACACCAAAAAAGTGCAGGCGCGGCCGACAGTATGCAATCTCTAAAAGCTAATGCAGAAAAAGATTCTGAAGACAAAGAAGAAATCAAAGCTGCATATGAAGCTGATGAGAAAAAAGACGAAAAAGAAAAAGAAGATATGAAAGAAGTTTCACACGATAAAGATGATGAAAAGAAAAAAGAAGTGAAAGAAGGTGAACTTCCTGCTGGTTTAAAAAACTACCTTGATAAGAAAAAAGGTAAAGAAGATAAATCGGAAGAAAAAGAAGACGAGAAAAAAGACGTTAAAGAAGCTGAAGAAAAAGACGAAAAAGAAGTGAAAAAAGAAATGTATAATGATAAGAAAAAAGATGTCAAAGAAGCTTCAGACGAAGAAGAAGAAGATGAAGACGAAGAAGAAAAGAAAGAGTCTTCACACGACAAAAAAGACGTTAAAGAAGCAGAAGATAAAGAAAAACATATGAAAAAAGAAATGTCTGCTAAAGACAAAGTAAAAGATATGGATATGAAAGAAGACGTTGCTGCTCTTACTGAAGGTGAAGAACTTTCGGAAGAGTTTAAAAACAAAGCGGCAACAATCTTTGAATCTGCTGTCAAAGCAAAACTCGTTGAAGAAATAGAGAAATTAGAAAGCGAATACGAAACTAAAGTAAACGAAGAAGTTGCTTCTGTAAAAGAAGAAATCGTTGAAAAAGTTGACGCTTATCTAAACTACGTAGTAAGTGAGTGGATGAAAGATAACGAACTTGCTATTGAAAAAGGTTTGAGAACCGAGATCGCTGAAGACTTTATCGGTGGTCTTAAATCATTATTTGAGAATCATTACATTGATGTTCCACAAGAGAAATACAATGTAATTGATGAACAAGCTGCTGAAATTGAGGAGTTAAAAAATAAACTTAACGAATCAATGGAACAAAACGTTGAATTAAATTCTAAAATCGGTGAATTTGCTAGAGAAGATATCTTACAAGATGTAGGATCTGATCTTGCTGAAACTGAAAAAGAAAAATTCAAAGGTTTAGCAGAAAATATTGAATATAAAGACGCTGCTGATTTCAGAAAGAAAGTAGAAACTGTAAAAGAATCTTATTTCCCAAGAAAGAAAGTAGTGAGTGAAGAATCTAATGATGTAGCGGGTAAACCAGATTTCACTAATTTAAGTGAATCAATGGCTGCATATACCGCTGCTATTAGTAAAACTAAAAAAAATCCTTACGAAAAGTAAGGGTTTAGTTAATTAACTAAAAAAGGAGAGATAGAACAATGTTTTTATCAGAACAAACACAACAGAAATGGCAGCCTGTATTGGATCACCCTGAATTACCAGAGATCAAAGATTCATACAAGAGAGCCGTTACATCTGTAATCTTGGAGAACCAAGAAAAGAGTTTGAAAGAGGACGCTGCATTTTTAAGTGAAGCTGCTCCAACAAACGCTACTGGTGCTTCAATTCAAAACTGGAATCCAATTCTTATCTCGTTAGTTAGAAGAGCTATGCCAAACTTGATCGCTTACGATATCGCAGGCGTTCAACCTATGTCTGGCCCTACTGGCTTAATATTTGCTATGAGAAGCAGATATGCAAGTCAATCAGGAACAGAAGCTTTATTTAACGAAGCGGATACTGAATTTTCAGGATCAAACGCTGCGAGTTCAAACGTTGACGGTTTCACAACAACTGCTCAAACGGGTTCAAACCCAGCTGTACTTAACGACACTATCGGAACTTCTACTGGTTACACAGTAGGTACTGGTATGACAACTGCTGCTGCAGAAGCTCTTGGAGATGCTGCAGGTAATGCTTTTGCTGAAATGGCA